GCGCCACGCTTAACCCATATTTTGACGGCACTACCACTGATCCTAGTATCGAAGTGGTTACCCTTGGATGGAACGGGACACCGAACAACAGCACCAGTACCCTGACTTATTTCGTAGATGACCCGTTTGACCTCGACAACATTGACTACAACCTTGCGATAGCGCACGGGCGCTCAGACGTAACCTCAACCCCGACGGCATCCAACGCCCAACTCGTGCTACGCGGTGACACAGGCCCACTCCTAGATCTAGCCGACGTTATACAAATATCTTTCGACGGTGTACCACGCTTCACCGGGGCTATCAGTGACTTGAACGTGTCATTTATCAGTACCGGCACACCAACGGCGATTACGACGATTACGGCAATGGGGAACCTAGCCAAACTCGGTTATACGGATGTAGGTGCCTCGGGCTACATTGAGCAAACCGCTAGGCAACGGGTCGAGACAATCCTTGACGCCACGAATGAAACATTCGTGAACGGTGGCGACCCGGACATTACCCTGTACGCGATCCTCGAAGCCGACGCGCAACCCACCACGGCACTGGATGCACTTCAACAAGTAGCGGCATGGACGGGTGCAACATTCTTCGATGACCCGCTAGGCCGCATCGTGTTCGAGGATTACGGCAACCGGGGCCGAACCACGTTCGCCGGAATCTGGTCTAACCAGGTCGGCACATGGGCCGACGCCGAAGGCACATGGGGTTCATACCCAACCACCATCGGATCACTACCCCTTAACGCTGAGGGCATCATTTTCGCCCCAACGTGGGCCAAAACATTAACCCCACTCATTAACGATGTGACCGTGGTTTACGGGCCCAACCTCAGCGAAAATCAAACCGATAGCGCCTCGATTACGCAATACGGTCGCCGCGAATACCGGCTAGAAACACAAATAAAACTCGAGGCTGACGCGATCACCCGGGCGGCCTCCATTATTACGGCGCAGGCTAACGGGCTTTGGAATCTGGGTCAGGTCAGTATCCTGATGAGTGAACTTGACGCCGATCAAACCACGCAAGTACTTAACCTGGTATCTGGTTCTCTCGTGAACGTGATCGGGCTACCGTTGTCTGGCCCCTACACACAATTTAATGGGATATTGGAGGGATGGACGGACTCGTACAACAACGGGCAGCATATCCTCACCCTGTCGATATCCGACCCGCGCTTCTCGTATCAAATACTCGAATTCGGTGAAGTAACCGACACGCTCACATGGGGAAATGTCGGCGCGGCGGCTCAATGGTATGAAATAATCACTAACAGCGATCTGATTGGAGCATAACTATGGCAACAACGGCAGCGGGCACACCTTACGTGGAGTCCTCCGACCTTGTGGCGAATTACCCCGGGGTCAGTTTGGCCCTCGCAGACCATATTGACGGCCTAGACGGCGGGAAAGTGTTGCAAGTTGTTCGGGCTACGGATTCAACGTCCAGAACCACAAGCAGCACGATTTTTGTTGATGTAACTGGAATGTCAATAACAATTACTCCGAGGTTAGCAAACTCAACAATTATCCTTATCTGTGCGTATTCATTGGGGCAAGTAGGAAACACGGTCGCTGACGTACAAATCACTGATTCGGCTAATACCGCCATTAGCGGGGGTCAGTTAGCAACATTTCAGACAAGCAGCGCGAACAGTGCAAGTTACCAAACTATTTTCGCTCAAGACACGCCCGGATCTATTTCCGCAAAAACTTTTAAAATGCGCTTCAAAAATGATAATGGAAACCCAACAACCATTCGAAACAACTTAAACACAGGACAAATGTACGCATTCGAGGTGGCAGCATGATAACAACAGCACAAGCCGTAATGAGTCTACGTCCCGGTATCGAATGGTCAATGAGTGGCGATGACGTTGCCGGTATCACGTGGCACACGCCAGACGTTGAGCCACTGACGCAGTCAGAGGTGGACGCTGAAATGGTGCGCCTAGAAGCCCTAGCAGCCACGACAGAGGCCAACCGGATAGCCGCGCTACAGGCCGCCCGAGCGTTCGCCCTATCCCTCGGATTCACCGAGGCCATGCTCGCAGTCATGTACCCACAATTGAAAGGCGCATAATGTCCGAAATAGATCAAGAACTACACGTGGACACGCCACCCGAACCGGTGGAGCCCAAGAAGAAGCCAACGTCATCGAAGCACCCGAAAGTGGCTACCGAAACCGAACGCGCCCGGGCTATCGTCCGAGCCAAACTCAAAGGGTAGACCCATGGACTTTACGGACGTCGTCGGGCTCGTAGCCACATCTTTAGCCGCCCTCGCCATCATGGGCACCGGCCTCGTGTGGCTTATCCGTAACGTGGTCCGTGATGAAATTAAGAAAGCGACCCTCACAATACAGCCCGGGTTCCGTAACGGTGGCGAATCATTGGCCGATGTTGCAGCGAAAGTAGACCGGATCTCCGAGAAGTTAGGCCTCTCATGAAGCATTGGCTCGCCTCCACATGGGAAGGCTCAATAGTCAAAATAGCGGCAGGAGCTGCACTCGGTGCACTACTGTCGTGGCTCGCAACGGCAGACGTACACCCTCTAATAGTCGCCATATCGGCGGCAGTAATCCCCGTCATCATTAACGCGCTCAACGGCGACGACACACGATATGGGAGGCTAGATCATGGCGAGACTCTGTAAAGGCGGCGTAACCCTACGGGATCAAGTGAACCGAAAATGGCCCAAACGTGATAAGCGTACCGATGGATGGATCGGTGACCGGGCCCACTTAGCGCGAGGCTCAGCATCCGATCACACACCCAACAAAGCCGGGGTAGTCCATGCCATAGATATAGATGAGAATATGGGGAAAGGCCGCAACCGGAACGGGCGAACCGCCAAACGACTCGCGAACCAACTCCTGGAGTACGCAGCCAGCGGCCTCCCTGGTGCTAAAAGACTTAAATATGTAGTCTACGAAGGCCGCATAAGTAGCGGAACCTACCGGCGGACGTGGTGGAAGTGGCGCGGATCCGGATCCGGTTACGGGCACGAAGCACACATCCACGTGTCATTCACGAGTTACGCCGACCGCGACGGGAGTGTATTCCCTTTGCCGATCCTGACCCGTTCACCCTTGAAAAAAGCCCGGTGGCGGCGCGACCTCTCAAAAGCACGTAAAGCAAACAAATAACGGCTAGGCTCGACGTCTATCGAAGGGGAACACATGACATACATTCGACCAGGGGAAGCCGCCGAAATGCTAGGCGTGTCACGCGACGCGATTAGGCGCTATTCGGATGCGGGACGCATTGACGCAATAACCACACCCGGCGGGCACCGCAGGATCGACCGCGAAAGTGTGGACGCCTATATCGTTCGACGCACCCGAATATCTAGCACGGTGACGATCCTCGAGCACAAATGATTACCGAGGTGCTTATGTGCGCGGCCTTAATCACGGCCCCGGCATGCGCAGCGAGCTCGATCGACGCAAAAGACTGGAAAGGTCACGAACCTAGCCTTTACACGGGGCAGCATTACCACAGTAAATGGGCAGGGGTCCGCAAGTGCATTATGCACAGGGAATCCCGTTATAACTATAGGGCTAGAGGCACCATATCGACCGCATCTGGCGCGTACCAATTTCTCGATTCTCAATGGAGAATTAGCCTGACATACATGATGATCAGGGAGAGTCGATCGACCGCCGATGGCCTCATCTCAGAGATTAAGGCACTACGGCAGAACCCGATACAGGAATGGAACCGCTATTGGCAAGACCGCGCCTTCTACACGGCATGGGACAACGGAAGGGGGGCCGATCATTGGAACCAGACACGCCACGGGTGCTAAACGCCTCCTACTACCTATTCGACCTCGATCACTTAGGTCTCGATGGGCAGGCTTTTATCGTGATCCGCGACGGTAAACCGACCCTTGCCTATAGGCGATTCACCCGTGACCGCTGGTCGCCTGAGATCATGCCCAACACGCCGGAATGACCAAAGACCTTGACACGGCATCTACGCCTGACCAAGATGGGCACACAGACATTCCAGCGGAGGGGAAGCCGCGCACCCGTCACAAATGAGATGGCGGGATGTCTTCGGCGGGGCTACTTTCTAGTGGGTAGCCTCGCCAACACACTAGCCACTAGCAAAAAAGGGGAACAAATGAACGAAGCACTATTCGACTCGATTGGTGATATCCAACTCGACCGCCCCGGCCATAATTGCACCGGGCAACTCTGCACATACTGCGAACGATTCGACCGCCAAGACGTCGAAGTGCTAGCCGAGATAGATAAATCTTGGCGAATTCAAGCCACTATCTTTCGTAAATCGTTGGCTATAGGTGGCCTATTCACTGCCGACCTACTCATCGAATCCATTGGCCTACCTGACGGTCACCCGAACCAGATCGGGGCTCTATTCAGGTCATGGGCGAGCATGGGCGTCATTACCTCGATGGGGAACTATGTCGTCAGCACACGGGAATCCAATAACGGTCGGTCTATCCGCATGTGGAAGCGCACCGCATGAGCCCGGCACTGGTAGGGCTCGCTTGCCTACTCGCCGGCCTAGTCATCGGTTTAGCGTGGGGCTATGTAGGTGCCAGTCATGGGTGACTACCTCGAAGGATACGTCCAAGCCTTAACCAATGTCCTTGACGATATAGATGTCGAGAAATGCGAAACAGTCGCAGATGTCAGGCGCATGATTAGGCAAATGCTTGATGATACGGATAGCGAATGAGTTACAACCTTGATGGTTATGTGGACGTACCGAGCCGAATCAAACTATTTATGGCCCGGCATCCTGAGGGTTCGCTACAAATGGACGCGCCTCAATTCGTTGAGGTCGAGGGGAAGCAATGGGTAATAGGCAGGGCTTATGCCTACCGCACACCGGACGATGCTCGCCCCGGGATCGGTACAGCGTGGGAAATCGTACCCGGGACAACTAACTTCACTCGAGGGTCAGAATTACAGAACCTTGAAACGTCGGCATGGGGTCGAGCGATCGGGGCCCTAGGCATTGGCATAGACGCATCCATAGCCACACTCGACGAAATCCAACACGCTAAGGAACGCGGGAAGGTCATGCGAACCACTGAGGAGCTACCGGATGACCCGTGGATAACTGAGCCACCAGCACCAGCCTATGACGGGGCAGTACCCGGTAAAGGCTCCAGTATGTACCCATTGACAGGGCCGCAACTTAAAGCAATACACGCCATACTGGCTAAACGTGACATACGTGACGACCTGGACAAACTCGCCCACGTCAACGCCTGGCTAACCGGGCTCAACAAAACAGCCGTCACCAGCATTACGGAAATGAATAAAACCGACGCATCCGGATACATTGACCATCTACAAAAGGCGATCTAATGCCAAATAAGGGTACTTATGTAATCCAACCACCAAACCTAAGAATTAAGGTCGGAGGCCATGGTCAAATGACAAAAGACCAGGCTAAGGCGTTGCGAGACAAATGGGAAGCAAAGATCTACAACTCAAAAGACAGTGACAATGGTGACAACTACCCACAATCTGTCACTCCACCATAACGATAGATGTGGCGTGTCATGCCCTGACGCCCGGATCTCCACAGGGTAGACGATTAACCAGTATGCCGGAGGAAATAGCACTGGTTTCGTGTAGGACAGGGCAACACGCCCGACCACGTAGGTAGGGTGAGTAATACCAAAAACCAACCACCAAGAGCCCTTTGGATTGGGCCACCAAGCCAAAAACAAAGGGCGATCATCACTAGACCAAAGGACACAACATGACACAACCACACGAACTAACCGGCTCCACACCATGGCCAGACCGAGCACCATACGAAGCACATTGCTCACTTAAAGGATGCGGATGCGATCACATTAACTGCTACAAAGGCTGGATCGACAACACCGCCGGAACATGGCCATGCCTCTACTGCCGCGACAACCTCACCGGAAGACTCATGAGAGCAGACCAGGCTAGGGCCAAGGGCTACCCCCAAGCGTCCATATCCCGCATACTCATGGACACCACAAGATGAGCAGCGGCCACCAGACCCCCGCCTACACCAGGTGGAAGAAACAAGTACTCGCACAATGCGAACCAATCTGCATCAGATGCGGATACGACGTCGACATGACCTTAAGCGGACGCGACCCAATGGGCCCAAGCGCAGACCACGAACCACCCATGAGCCTCACCGGGGACATAGCACCCGGCCTAGACGGCAGCGGAATATCACACATGAGTTGCAACAGAAGTCACGGCGCACGACTCGGCGCAGCAATCACAGCCGCAAAAAAAAATCCAACAAATAAAAAACCAGCACGACCCAACCCGTTTTCCAAACCCTCGACGATCAACTCCCGCCGACCTCTTCGTTCCCCCCCTGAGGGGGGGCCGGGCCCTAGGTTGGCCGATAACGCCTCATACAGCCACGCTACGCCGCGTATTCATGAGGACGGGTATGCGTTCCCACGTTTGGAAACTAGGGCCCCTGATTCGGTGGCCGGTTCGTACGGTGACGACGCCGCAGAATGGCTAGACCGGGTCTTTAACATGCAGTTATTCGGGTGGCAAAAGTACGCGCTCGATCGGGCCCTGGAGTATGACGAAAATAAAGAGCTCGTTTGGAGTGCGGTTATTATCACGGTGGCCCGACAGTCGGGCAAATCTTTTCTATCTCGAGCCGTTTGCATGTGGCGTTTGCACCATGCCGATCTATTCGGTGAGCCTCAAACGATTCTGCACGTGGCTAATAAGCGATCTACCGCCATGGAAGTTATGCGCCCGGCAGGATTGTGGGCCGCCGCAACGTATGGGAAAAAGGCTGTGAAGTGGGGGAATGAAGCGGCCGGTATCGAGTTGCCTTCGGGTGACCGGTGGCTCATTCATGCCGCTAACGACTCGGCCGGTGTCGGGTATTCGTGCTCGATGATATTCGTCGACGAAGCCTGGAAAGTAAAACGCGAAGTAGTCGAAGACTCACTCGTACCGACTATGGCGATGAAAAACCAGGGGCAACTATTCCTGATATCTACGGCGGGTGACTCGACCAGTGACCTGATGCAAGCGTACCGGCAGCGGGCCCTCGACCGATTGGAAGATCCCGAACCGGGCAGCGTCCTCCTACTGGAATGGAGTGCACCGGCAGAAGCCGACCCCGACCAGGTTGATACGTGGCGATGGGGGTCCCCCGCGTGGGACGATAAACGGGAAGCGTTCGTCCGGCAACAATGGCACCGCATCGAAGAAAGCGCGTTCAGGCGTGAATACTTAAACATGTGGGTCATCCGGTCTAACCATTGGCTCAAGGAATCGTATTGGAACGCGTGCCTTGATCCCCTGGTCGAGCTCCCCACGGACGGGGTTTGGTCGGTTGCGGTCGAGTGTGACTTCGATGGTATGGGTCACGCCGTCGCAATAGCGGCCCCGAACGTGAACGGGCACATCGTCGTCCGGGTGACTACACACCGGACTATTGTGGAAGTGGACGAACAACTACGCAAAATTAGGGCCCTACATCCGAGCCTATATATTCAAGTGACCCCGGGTTATGTGGACCGAATACGGGAAAAGTTCGATGACTTGGTCGGTCAACGTGAGGCAGTGGTCGCAACCCAGATCCTCGTAGACCTGTTTAGTCGCCTCCAAATTCGGCACGATGGAAGCCAAATCTTGCAGGAACACTTCGGTAATTCGACGATATCGCAGCGGCAAGGCGGCTGGGTTATCACAGCGCCTATGGGTCGGTCAGGTATTTATGCCGGTCGGGCGGTTATGTTTGCCGTGTCTCAAGCCTCTAAGACGCCGCGTAGTGTGGCGATGATTCGCTCACGCCGACCACGACGCGCATGAGCCTCTACATTATTACCGGGCCACCATGCGTCGGTAAATCAACCTACGCCAAACGCTACGCCTTCGAGGGTGACATCGTCGTCGACCTTGACCGTATCGCCCTCTCAATCGCCTATGAAAACTGCGAACATCACACCTACCCGAAACACATCCGGGACACGGCCCGGCTCATG